TGTTTATCCTGACCCAGCTTGTCGTCAAAGAAAAACATCAGCTGGTGGAAGAACTGATTTAACAATTTTACAAAATGCTGGGTTTAGTGTCAAATGCAAATTAAAACATAGTCCGATAAGAGATAGAGTTAATGCAGTTAATTCTAGATTAAAGTCAGCAGATGGTAAGAGGTATATTTTTATATCGCCATCTTGCAAAATTATGATAAAAGGTTTACAAAGACAGATATACAAAGAAAATACAAATATTCCTGATAAGGAAGAAGGCTATGATCATATGAATGACGCAATTGGATATTTAACTGAAATTGTAAAACCTTTAACAACAACACCTCGTGATTTTAGACCTCAAAGATGGAACATAAAGCAGAGATAATATGGCATATTCTAGAGACGAAGCATTAGAACTACATAAAGATTATCAAGAAACAGTTAACAATTGGCAATACTACGTACGTAGCTACAATGGTGGATATGATTACACACTTGGTCAATATCTTAACAGATATAATTTAGAACTTGATAATGAATTTAATCAAAGACTAGCCAACACTCCTTGTGATAACCATTGTAAAAATATTATACAAATTTATTCATCATTTTTATTTAGAGTAAAAGCAAGTAGAGACTTCGGTAACATGCAAGATGAAGCTAGTTTAGAATCATTCTTAAAAGATGCTGATCTTGAGGGTAATAGTTTTACAACTGTTATGAAACAAGCACAGAACTACGCATCAATTTATGGACATTGTTTTTTAATATTAGACAAACCACCAGTACAAACAAACACAAAAGCAGAAGAACTTGATCAAGATATTAGACCTTATGTATCAATGGTTACACCAGAAAATGTACTAGATTGGAATTTTGAAAGACAAATAAATGGAAAGTACGAACTTAACTACTTAAAAATAAGAGAAGAAGTAGATAAATCTGGTGGCTCATACATGAGACTATGGTTTCCTGATAGGGTAGATACTATTTATGTAGAGGACATAGGAACAGAGCCAACATTAATAGATACTGCCACAAATCTGATTGGCAAAATACCAGCAGTTATTTTATACAATGCAAAGTCACACAAACGAGGCATTGGTCAATCAGACCTCGTGGATATAGCGGACTTGCAAAAAGCAATATACAATGAATATTCAGAAATCGAACAATTAATAAGACTAACTAACCACCCATCATTAGTAAAAACAAATGGTGTTAATGCGAGTGCTGGTGCTGGAGC